ATATCTTTGCCGGGCTTAATAAGGTTGATGCCCTTAATGACCAAGTTAATCATTTTGATATAGGCGTTAGCCATGAACTCAAAATAGCCAGCGATTCCATTGACAACTGTTTGTACCACTGATCTAAAAGTCTCAAATTTTTTGTAAGCAATAACTAAAGCACCACCTAAAGCAACAATGCCAGCCGTAATCAGTACAGCAGGGTTTAGAGCCATGGCGGCATTAACTACAAGAATACTGCCCGCTAATACACCAAAAGCAGCTGCAGCAGCCGTGATCAGTGTTGGGTTCTCTTGTGCCCAAGTAGCAAACTTTTGCAGTACTGGCAGAGCCTTTTCAAGTATTGGTAACAGTGCTGCACCCACACCCTCTTTGGCTTCACCCAAGGCAACGCCTAAACGCTTCATTGAGCCTGCAGCAGTTTCAGCAGACTCAGCAGCGGCACCACCAAAAGTGTCAGACATTGCAGCCATAACCTCTTCAAGATCAGCGCCGTCTTTTATCATGTCGCGCAACTCTGGGGACAGTTTGGCTAGGGCAGTCATGTTGCCGCCATACGCCCGTTCCATGGCTTTTGTGGCAGATTCGAGGCTGACATTTTTGCTTATTGCTATGTCTTGCGCAAGGTTGGCTAGTTCTTGGGCCTTGGTAATGTCCTTAGTGGCACGTACTAATCCAGCAAGCGCTGGGCGTAACTCATCATCTGTAGTGCCTTTAAGTTTGCCTTGGGTGGTTATGTAATCTTCCATGCCCTTAATTTGGGCATCGGTAGCGCCAGTTGTTTTGCGTAGCTGACGCGCAAGAAGTTTCTGTGCCTGCTCATCTTCCATGGCACCTTTAACAGCATCACCGAGACCAGCAACTAAACCACCAAGGGCAACGGCTGCGTATTTGTTGGCTTTGCCTAGGGCGTATTTCGCTTTGGCTTGTGCGCCTTCGAGATCGCGGAAACCCTTTTCGGCCTCTTTTAGTCCCTTCGGGTTGAATTGGGTAACGATTGGTAGATAAATAGCCATTATGCAGCCTGCCTTGCTTTAAGTGCCCGATTAGCGTCAGCGATAACTTCATCAACAGCCTTCATAATGTCAGCGGTGCCTTGCTCTTGTATGAACTTGCGTGATCGCCATAAGCCGCGCTGGGGTCTGCCAAAGACGTTAGTAAGCAAGCGTGAAAAGTCGCTATTGTTTTTAGAGCCAGCCTGTGAAAACAGTGCACCAGCTGCGTTTTTTTGCACCAATGTGACTAGTGGTGTGATGCCTTGACCACGGGAACGGCCACCAACCATAATTTGCACGCCTTTGTCCACTTTGGCTTTGTCGTAGCTCAGACGGCCTTTGTTTTTCCAGCCGTGAATAACAGAGATACCAATCTCGGCAGGAAACTGCTTACGGCCTTCCTCAAGCATTGCCGGGCTACTGGCCTTAATTTTGGCGGCTGCCTTAAAACGTGCAGACTTGTCTAACTTGCTCAGCTCTGACAGTGCCTGCTTCAAGCCTGTAATTTCTACGCTTGTATTGAGGCTCATGGCTTGCGGCTTTCGTTTAACAGCTTGATTGTGGTATTCAAGTCGGCTATGTCAAACTCTACAGCAGGTGGCCACCACCCGACTGCTACTAACAAACTGGCTAGGGAATGGCGGTAGGTTCCGCTTGGGTAGGGTTTGCCGGGTCATTGTCCACCACTTCTAGTGTCACTAATCGGCGGATGAAATCATCGAGCACTGCTGGCACTGTGATGCCTGCCTGTTTGCTTGACTCGTAAGCCATAAAGGCTAAGTCCTCAATGCTGATGCCTTGCTCACTGATGGTGCTGGACTTGCGCTTGTATTTGCGTTCCCATTGCACAACAACGTACAAACTGGTGGTAACTAGGTACGGGCCTTCGCCTGTATCCACGTTAAGTGTCAATTTCATGTCGGGTTCCTTTGGTTATGGGGCTGTGATATCTCGCACGTAGGTGCCGCCAATAAACGATGCTGTGACCATACTAAGCTCGGCCACAGAACCTGTTATCGGTGTAAAATCAACTAATTGCATATTGGAAATCACGTATTCTGGATTACTGGCAGACTCTGTGACACCTGATGGCGAGATGGTTAGCTCAGTAGTTCCTGTGCCAAGGTTGGCAAACAATGTGGCTTCAACTTCGCCAGCACCATAAGAAAGATACATTTCAAGCTCTACAGATACGGTCTGCAAGCCTGGCACAAAACGATGGCCAGTGTCACCGAAAGCAGTGCTCTCGAGACTGTCCACTCCGACTGTGACTGTCGCGCTACGGCACTGATCAGTTAAATCAACTTTTGCACCACCAGTGGTAGGGGCGAGATTGACTGTTGGGTTTGTGAGATATGTCGAAGTGGCCACGTTAATGCTCCTGTGTTAAACGGTGCCGGGTGCCGTATCTGTTGTTAGTTCTAGCAGATAATACTACTGCAGTGGGGTATCTCATTGCTTTTGTGCCTGCATAGCCATTTGCAAATCGTAGGCAGGATAAGTAGCGCCACCCATTTCTAGCGATGACGGCTGGCCAGCCATGATTACAACTGACGAGCCTAGGACTGTGGCCACGATGCTGAGGATGTTCTCGAGCACGCCTTGAGCTGCTGTGCCACTGCCAATAATCTTGACTGGGATAGTTACGCGGATGATGTTGCCACCACCAGCGACAGTCTCAAAACTTGGGGCATCAAGAAAGACACAGTTAGGCACAATCTTGGTGGGGTCGCTAACTACGCGCAAGCCTGATACTGCTACCAGTGTGGCTTTAAGGTCGGCCATAGCCTCGTTGAGAAGCCCTGTGGCAGGCATTAGGCAACCTGTGGGCGGTCTATGCCCAAGAGCTGTTTAATCATCGGCGTCATGGCACTGACGGGTGCGCTACCCATACCATCAAACGTGGCAAAGGTGTCCTGCACAGAGCCTCGCGCGCGCCACAATGCAGCTGCATACATTTTCGTACCCAACGAAACATCGTGCCCCGGCGAGACAGTCAAACTGTCAAAATAGCCAGACTCTTGCCTACGCCTATAGCAGAAATCATTAGCTGCATTAGTGGCTTGTGTAGCAAGCGTGTAGTCATCACTGGGGTTAGTGATATCTACGCCAAGATATGTAATCAGTGAAGCCGTTGTAATCCATGTGCAGTCCTGCGTAAAAGTGATAGTGCCAGCCGATGCAATGCGGCCAACGTCTGTGCCGGTACAAGCAAAGAGCACCTGGTTAGGGATGCTGACATTGCTATTGAATAACAGGTCACCTTCTGTGTCTATGCCGATGTACTCATACTTGGGCATGGCATAAACCACAAAGGTGCCGTTAAAGGGTGCACCGATAGCGCTAACAGTGATGGATTGCCCCACCTCTATTTCAGTATCGGTCAGTGTTTGTAGCACTGCATAGTTGTCTAGCAGTTGCTTGAAAGTGACTGTGTATGTAGCCATCGGCGGTAGCCGCCTTTCTGACTAGGCGACTACGATGCCTTGAATGAAGCTGGACTTAGCAACGAAAGTTGCAAAGTAACCGTAGTAAGAGAACGTGCGGCTCAACGTGCTTGGGTTAGCGATCGAGAGAACGCCTTGCTGTGCTTCGTAGATTTCAAAACCAGGTGCGTAAACAACAAGCATTGTTCCTGATGCAAAGTTGTTATCAACAACAACATCAAGACCGAGCACGTTCATGCTGGTGTACTGCATTCCTGAAACATTGCCGATTGAGTTTGTGGTCATCATGCCGTTGGCGTTGTAACCAAATAACGGCCTCTTGTCCGCGTCTGTTTGACGGCCAAGCAACTCCCAAACATCTGGTGACACGCACAAGTGAGTTGGGAAGTAGTTGCTGTCCTCAGCAATTTCGCGCGCTGCGTCATACAAAGAGCTAATCAATGTTGTCGGGTCTGCAGCGGTGACAGTCCAAGTAGAACCTGAAGCTGTTTTACCAGCAACAAGTGCATCGGCTGCAATGTTGTCCGTTGCAATGAGGTACTCACCAGCAAGGTCATTGAGAATGAGGTTCATTGATGATGGGTCTGTGAAGTCCATGTCCTGCATTGTGAGCGTTACTTGACCAGCAACAGTTGCCTTAGTAACCGTGTTAGAAGCAATGACCATGGTTGTAGCAGAAACTGCTGAGCCTTCGGTCTGTGTGGCTGCTGAGGTGTGGGTTGTGATGGTTGGTCTCACAAAGGTTTTGCTTGGGGTGTTCGGCATTGAGCGAGCACCAAAAGCTGAGACAACTGGACGGACAAAATTTAGGTCTTGAAACAGAGGGCCAAGCACGGGGACTGGAAGCAATCCGGGTGTATCAGTTGTAAGCACATCGCCAGCAGCTGCTTGAAGTGCTGTTTGCTGATCGCGTACTGCTTCCTTAAATGCTGCGTTTACATTCTGGAAGGTGTCGCCACCTGCGTGCATTGCTGCAAGGTATTCGCCGGGTGTTGGCATAGCAAACTTGCGCTTTGGCTGGGCAAAAATAGACGATGCTTCGATGACTTCTGGGGCTGGTGTTTCTGACACTGGGTTCTCCTGTGGTTCTGTAACTTCAGGCTCATCGGGTGCCGTTTCTGTATTATTGCTCAAATCATCCTCGGATGTGGGGATACTCGCTGCAACATCTGTGATGGTAGCACCGCTAAACGCTGGCTGTGGTACAAGTGACAACTCCATCCAGTCGGCTGCTTCCACGATCATGACGCCATCCTCGTTGTACGAGAACTTGGTCGGATTTACGCCAACGCTTACAGAGTCTAAAACTCCGTCAGCTGCCAGCACTAGTGCTTCATCGCCAAGGGCTGTCGTTGAAACTTTCGCTGTGAAGTACATAGCCTCTGGGCTGTCGGCGCGCTCGGTCACAAGGCCAATAGCCTGAGAAGCGTCATGGCTCATATAAAGCTTGGGTGCTTTGCCTTCTGTTGGCAGTGAGCCCGGCAAAAAAGAAACTGTCTGGCCACCTGAGACTGTGGCCTCGGTGTTGTATGGCAAGGCAATGCCTGTAATGGTGCGCTTAGGGCTGCCATCTTGGGCTGCATCTACGGAAAATGTTGAGCTGGTAAAGCGCATCATGCTAGGGACTCCTGTGTGTTTTCTTTTGGTCGGTCTGGGCTATCCATTTTGTCTGCTACATAGTTTTCCTCTAGGTAACTATCTGTATCAAACTTTACATAAGTGCCACGCGGTAGCACGTTGTTCATGCTGAGCGTTGAGGCTATGCAATCGGCGTAAGGCTTAACACCAAAAATGTAGAGATCAGCGCGTGATTGCTCACTGCTGGTGTAGGCATAAGCGCCAGTGGACACGCCCACAAGGTAAGGGGGAACACCACATAGGCGTGCCAGATCTAGCGCTGAATATTGTGCTGACTCAATCATCAGCATTTTGTCTGGGGTGGCAGTGCTGGCTTCGTAACTTAGAAACTCGTTAAGCACAGCGGTCTGGCTAGTCAATCGAGCCTCTTGAAAGGCTGCGCCAATCTCCGACAACTCCTGAGCGCTAAGCGGTTCTCCGCCAGTCTGTTTTAATACGCCACTAGGCAAAGACGACTGGGCGTTCTTGTAACGGCTTTGCTCAATCTTTAACGCTGTCGTAATGGTCTGCTCTGAGCTGTAAACAATGCCTTGAATAGGGCTAAGGAACTGGACAATGTTGCGGTAGTCAAGTTCGTTGCCAGCAAAACTTATGGACTTAGACGGGTGGAAAAAGACCGGGCCTTGCTCATCCAAAGTTGTGATAGAGCCTGCAGGCAAACGCTGAAACTTGGTTGGGTAGCCATCTACTGTGCGTTCTGTGATGTACCAAAAGGCACGCCCGTAGAACAGCAAATCGTCAAGAGTCCATGCCATCAGAAAGTTGTAGGTGACTGCTGGGTCGGGCTGGCGTAGCCAAGAACGTGGTGCTAGTGGGATTTCTTCCATTTCGCCAGTGGCGTCATCAAAGATTTCGCCGTACATTTTTAGTGGCATACAACCAATGACAGAAGCCAGCAAGTCGCGTGATCGAGACACCGTGGCAATGGTCATGGCACGCTGGCGAGCTGCGCCTTCTTGGTAGTTATAGAAGTTGTCAATGGGGTTTTTGCTGTTGCCTGCTGGCGCGTACCCGACAGCGGCCTGCACTGATGGTGTGGAAATAGCGGCCTTGGTCACTGGCTTATTGAAAATACCCATAGCGGTAGTATGCCACTTTCTGCCGGGTGTGTGTGGTACTGCCCTGCTCATCCCGACAACGCCCAGAGCAGTACCAGAAATAGTTTAGCGATTGACGATGACCATCATCGGCTTACCAGCCTGCTTAGGTCGTGACGCTAAAGCGGCAGCCCAAATGGTGCAGCGCGCCAACTCAATCGGCCCGGGACTCCTTTTTGAACTGAGAG